TAAATGCAATCGTTGTTTTAACAAAATCAAAATTTACATCTGGTGTATTAACGCTGTTGTACTGAATATCTGTAACCACATTTAATGCATTGGCAGATACATTTTCATGTAAACCACCACCAATTGTATATCGCACTGTCAATGTTTCATTGTTAGGAGCTAATCCATATGTACTAGTACGTAAAAAGTTTGTAGGATCAACATCGACTGCAGTGGTACGACTAAGATATTCTAAACCCATTCCAACGTTTTTTGGATTAGGAATAAGTTCTTCGTCAGAGTCAGAGCTTACACCAGCACCGAATTGAATGTCTAATTTCTGATCATTACGTACACGAGTGATGAATCGTCTAGGTGTTCGTTTCAATTTCAATATGTAAGGTACTGAACTTCTGTTATCAGATAAATCTGCGTCATTGAACGGTACATTTGCAATTGCTTCAAATACAGTGTCCTGTGCTAAATAGTCTACTTCAAGCCATTCATCACCGCTACTACTTAGAATTTCAATCACATCCAATACATTTGTTTCTAGCAATGTGATTTTATCATATGGCTTAGGAGCTGTAAATGTATATGTTTTAGTTTTTATTTCACCTGATTTAGCCGGTACTTGTTTTCTTAACAGATAGAAATCAATATTACCAATGTTATCTGTTGAGTATACAGACACCTCGCGCGGATCTGCTGCCGTATCAACAGCAAAATCAACCGGTTGAGTTGTTACAAAGTTGATACCTTCGATGGTCTGTACCTGTACATTTTCTTTAACGGATAGTGCATAATTGTAATCAGGTTCTGCAGAGTTACCAGTGCCTTTTGCTGGTACTAACTGGTAAACATCTAACACAACCGTTGCTGGCGTATTCAATTTTGTACGGTAACCAAATAACTGAGCTAATTGCAATACATTTGCATTTTCTTGTGCATTAGCCAATACTGATTCACGGAAAGATTGATCTGTATAATATGAAAGTACATCACCAACATATGACGCCATTTCCATAAACATCATACCAGGCGATGATTCATTGAAATCATTATAGCTGTTTGGAAAATATTGACGTGCAAAATTAATTAGATTTGCTCGAAATTGGGCAAAATCTTTGTTTAGATATTTAACGTCTTTTTTAATTAAATCCATATGTCATCCTTAAAAATAACCAACCTGAGCTAACTTAGCCGGGTTATTATCAATTTCAGAAAGAATAATTTCGTTTTCATTTGCTAACACTATGATAACTCTTTCAGTATTTGAGTTTTGTACTGTATATCTAATTCTAATTGATATACTATATGAGTCTACATTTCCAATCACTTCGATTGCTGACAACTGAATGTACGGTAACCAAAATTCGATATCATCTTGTAATGACAATTGCAAATTTTCTCGAGTAAGATCCGTGTTTGGTTCAAATACAGTTGCATATATATCTGTACCAAAATTAGGTTGCATATAACGCTCGCCTTTACGAGTCAACAATAAATTTTTTAAATTTGATATTGACTGTAACTCAGTTGTATATGATTGAATAAAAACACCACCGGCGCCTATTGACCCTGAAGCATAATTATCCGCAATTGCTTTACCTTCAACTGGTTTGTTAAACGGAAGCAATATACCGACGGCTCGATCTGGATTGGAACGATTTATTTGATATTGATATATTGGTCTTTGACCCATTATTTAATACCTTTTTTCTTGTCAATGGCTTTCATTAAAGCCGAATAATCACGCGTCATTGCATCAACAGTTGCTACAACGGCTGGATTATCCATATTAACAGGTCGATGATCAAAATCAGTTGGCGGAGCGACTGCGGTTTGACCGCCTCCATATGCCTGTGCCATTTCCGATTGAAAATTCATTGTAGGCCATTCCTGTTCAATTTCAGCTGATGACAACGCCGTTTCATTTAAAAGATCATTCAGCATCGAATCTTTTACAAACTGTTTTGGTTTTGCAGGCTTTGTTGATTTAGCTGAAAATGTAATATCATACGGGTTTTTTTCGGTCATCTGATGCAATCGAGAACCATGCTGTATAACATGTTTGTGATCGGTTTTGCGTTCATTTAATAAGGTTTTCATTTCCTCCCGAACCGCAGACCTAACTTCTTCTCTTATGATTTTTCGAAGTAAAGATGTAAATGATTTAGTATCCATAGTTTTCCATTTTATATAAATATGGAATGGTTACAAATCAGAAACTTTTGATTACCAATTCACTTTAGCCGTGTTTGGCATAAATGGTTTAATTGCAGGCGGAGGTACAAATGGAAATAAAATTTGTTTTGTGGCATCAAAATATATCATACCACCATTCATTTCACCGGTAACTTTAGCATCGATGGTTTCTGCAACGCCTTTACTTCCCATGAAATGTAATGCAATTGTATGATACATGTCATGATTTGACGGATGGTTTGTATCAGTACGTTTGAACTCTTTACCATCGGCGCGACCAACCTTTCCTTGTTTAACTAGAACTGTTGCATTAGACCATTCAAACTCACATGAACTACCTTTTTCTTTAATTATTAATGGAGGTACTGGACCGGCACAACCTTTAATGTTTTCTAATATTACGCCGGCTGAATTTGGTTGCGGTTTCTCTCCGGCGGATATTGCTTGACTCGCAGGATCACCTTTAGATTCGTCAAAGACTTCACGTAAGCGATATCCCCAATATGACTTGTTCAATGCCGGCAGTGCTGGTTTTCCATTAATCGCGACGCCCGGTGTTTCATTAAATGATGGATCCGGAGTAGCTGCTAACGCCGCGGCAAATGATGCGGCATCTGGTACTAAATGTTTGAAACGACGTTCTTTATCAGATTCTTTAGCATATTCAGTCCATGGCCCCCATGTACGCGGGTCAGCTTGACTTAATCCTTCTTCGCCAGTATCCGGTGCTGGTGTAGCTAATGCAACACGTGCATTTGCCATATATGATACGACTGGATCTTCTGCTTCATCTTTACTATAACGTTTATTATTTCCGTCGCCTCCCCATGCTTTACCTTTATCAGAGTTGCTATCAAATTTTATACCTAAAACATTTTGTATTCCGTTGTCATCCTTAACCCAGTTTTGAATTTCAGTGCCGGTATCTAATTCTGGTTGACCATAACCAAATGCAATTAGATCTTCCGGTGTCAGTGGATTTCCAAAATTATCATTTTTTGCAGGCGCTCCCTGCTTTCGCGTACCAGATTTATTTAATCCAGCGACTTGAGTATTTACAGTTCTATCTTCACCCGTATCCGGATCTTTATATGAAATTTTAATGTCCTGACCACCATTAACCGGTAATCCAGACGGCTCCTCGAACCCTTCGCTCTTTCGGCCTTGAACGAAAGAATTATAACTAGTACCTAAGTATTTACGCAGTCTTCCATTTTCTTGATTACCGGGTTCGTCATCGATGAAAAATTCAACTGCATCAATAGGTGCTTCTGACACTTTAAATTTAGGCGATTTCTGTGTTACCGAACCATCTATTACTTTACATTGACCACTAGCGTCTTCTAGGATGACATTACGATAAAACGGCCCGATACAATACCCGGCAGCGCCTGTACGCGGAGGGCCCTCAGACGAACCATCCGCATCTTTATGAGGTGCAAGATCTGGAAAATATTCTTGGCCAGGTTTTGGAACTAATGCTGGCGGTAATGGAAATCCTGGTTTTGCTGAATATGTTGATTTTATAAAATAATCATTAAATGCCTTACTAACAGCTTTGGCTTGTGTATCCGTATCAGGCGCTGTTGCTTCTGCTAATTGCTGGGCTGTTATATTTGCTTCTTTTCCTTTTTTAATTGAATATTCGTAATTTGCTTTGAACCAATCGATGATAGTTTTTTTAATTTCATCTGCTTTAGCTATATCAATTGAAGCTTTTGCACGTGCAAGTCCGCCGCCCTGTCTATTGGCCATTGGCGGAGCAGCAAACATTGTAGCAAACTGCGGACCAGCTAATACCGGAGCAGGTGGGCCGGCTATAAAATCAACCTTTCCTGGTTTATTTTTTGGCGTACATCCTTCCGTCGGTAATTTACCATTACGAGACCAATGAAAGTTGTATGCAATGTTATGTGCAATCACTTCCCAGATAACTTGAGTCATTAATGGCGGAGCATCTTTAAGGCCAGGCTGATGCTGATCATAATATTGTGAAGCAGCTGTAATGTATTCAGTTAATGTATTGCTTATCGCATCTGTTTTAGCTTTAGGAATTTCATCGATAGTATATGAATTGTTAATTACAGTATTGGAGCCTGGAAAAGGTCCTTGCATCGATCCTTTTGCACAAAAATCTTCAAAATATATTAATATCGTATCCGGATTAATTGCCATTAATCTACACCTTTTTATCTGCTTCTTTTTTCTGTTTGTCTTTTTCACTTACACGTTGTATCGCAAATTCTGTATATAATGTATTGATATGTTCTTGTCTTTCTACGAATCGTTTATACGTTGTATTATCTTCAAATGCTGGATCTGGGGCAGGTGTAACCGCATCTTTAGAATATCCGCCTAACTGAGATCTCAACGTGTCTATCTGTTTTCTATAGAATTCTAATACTGGTCCGGTTGGTCCAACTCCGGTGGGAAACTGCATTTCAGTGCTAACTTTCATATGTTCGCATAGAATATCTGTAAGCTCCTGGCAGTGCATTGTCAATAGAATTACCTGGTTGAACAGCTCATTTAACAATGACATTGATGCATCAACTTCCATTCGCCAATTTTTCGTAGCTAATTTTACATCCTTATCAGCAGATATTAACACACTATCTAATCGAGCGTCTAACACAATTCGATGTGATCTCATAAAAATTTGACTAACGGTTAGATCCTTAAAGCCACCGCCTTTTGGAATTGGATATAATTGGCCAACTGTAAACAGGTTCCCGGCGTGCGGATTTGCAGCTAGTATCGATGTTTCTTTAGCAACTTTTCCCATTAATTTACCATTAACTGTACCAGGTGCAGGACCAGCTAATTCTTTACCAACAAAAGATGCATTTTTATCATCAACTCGTCCGGTGTTAATACCAGTCGCGAATGTAATTGTTGTATCAGTTGTTGTCTGTAACGGTTGCAATTGTTTAATTCCAGGAGGAAATGGAACAGAATAATTCAAATTTTGATCCGATGTCAAATAAATTGTAGATAAATCTGTTGAAATTGCTTCGACCAACGTCGCAGGTGCTCCAGCTGCTTTTTTTATTAGTGCAGGACCAGGCTTACCAAGATTACCAACTGATATCACCATGACCGGATTACCAGCCATCTTTGGTGTTACAAATGGCGGCGATAATGGATTCGGCGGTCCGCCTGGCAACGTCCATGGAAATTCGGCTTGTTTGGTAAGTCCATTTGTAACGCCGGCAGTTGCCATCTGAGTAGATGACATACGAATGACAGAACCATGCCGATCTTCAATGATGGTATCGCCTACCAACGGTGCCATTTTTGGAATTGCTTTATATGCAAAAATTGGAGGTATTGGTTGAGGTACAAATGGAATAGGCGTTGCACCGCGTTGAAATACACCTCCTGCAATATTACGATTGCGACTACCATCGATCATGATAGGACCGATATAATAAAATGCTTGCGAACTGGTAGGACCATCGCCAGTCGGCATTGGTACGCCGATACATAAGATGAACTCGCCTTGCAATGGCACTTGTTGTAAAAAAGGAAATAACGGCGCCGCAAAACCGGTTACAGCACCTTCCGCAGATCCACCACCCGATCTCCATTCAACTGTACCAACAGGCGGTACACCATTACCACTAAATACAGATGCTATCGAATTTAATCGACCTTGTAAATCTGTACCATATGCTGGTCCATCATCAATGACTTCCGCTACGAATACTCTCGCCATCCAAATCCTTTTTATCTTCTTTTTCTACTGTTACCGAAGCAGTTTTTATTGCCTTAATTTCAGATTCAGCTTCTTCCAGTAATCGACGACGTTCGTCATCAGAAATACCGAATTCATTTCCATCTTCATCTTTACTTGAGACAGAAACTAATCGTTGCACGATAGCAGCTAATTTAACTAAGGCATCATCATTTTTAACTGATACTTCTAAATAGTCTTTGATTAAAGGTACAATGACAGTAGCGTCACCGATATTTTTAACTAATGGCTGTAACTCCTGTATCAACGTATCGATCTGGCGCGACTTCTTTTTAGAATTATGATAAACATCGCGCATTAAATCTGAAAACGTAGTACCTTTGAATAGTTCAAATTCATTATTCATAGTAACCCTTTATTTAATAATAAATATCAGGGGAGTACGTTTTAGTAGATTATATGGCCGGTTTCTGTATATCGTTTGAACATACGTTCAAAATCTGAACGCAATACGTTTAATACTTTAGTTATGTTCTGAGTTTTCAGATTTGTACGTTCTCGTATAAGAATGTAAATGGCTTTCTTATTAAAATTTTCAATTGAATCGACTGTACGAAACAATTCAATGATTGTATCTGCAACTAATATATCACGTTTATTTGTGAACACTTTATTGATATTGGTATCATACCAAGCACACCACTGAATTACAAAGTCTTTTAATGATTCTTGATAATTGTTTAGACTTATTTCATTAATCAGATCACGTGTATCATCTATCTCTGTTGTTTCGGCTCTACGTTTTAATTTAGCGTAATTTGTGTTATTCTGAATGATGAGATAATTTTTTGCAATAATAGAAAAATATGAAAACGCTTTACCTTTACCTTCGGTATACTTATCAATTTTTTCATTCAAAAATGCAACAACTTCACATTTAATATCTTCATAAGGCACATCAAAATAACTAAACTTAAATGTATAATAAATGTTTTCTACCAATTTATTAAACGGATAATCAATATGTTCTTTGTAAATTTTATTACGATAAATTTGATTATCTTCTTTATTATATGCAATAATTGCCTGTTCCGTTACATATGTAAAATACTGACGATCATTTGGTTTACGACCACGACGTTTAGTTGCTTGAGTTGCTGCTACTTCTCGGTCATACCATTCATAAAATTCTTTTACTGCTGACATTAAATTCCTTTGTTTAACATATCTAAGACAGCTTTAATTTCTTTAAACACTGCTCCGGTTTCATCATCCGATTCGAAAGAACCTATACGATCTAGATTTCTTATATATGAATAAGCATTACCAACATGTTGTTTTAGAACTGAATAAAAATTGTCATAACTTTGATTTGAAATTTCCAGTTCATCTACATATGTTTCCAACGTCTCTACTTTACGTAATAAATTGAAAATGACAAATATTGCTGATATTAATAATACTGATAAAATTGATATGGCTATAATCATATTATTCTCCAAATAAATCTTTAAATAATCGATTGGTATCTACTGCCTGAGAAGATGAACTAACAGCTTTTTTTGGCGTAGCTGGTTTAGATTTAGTCACCGTCGACGGTCCGTCATTTCTCCATTTTTCAAATTCAACCCGAGCTGCCATTAAATCTGCTTGGTGCATAACATACGGTAAATTAGTACGTAATTTAGAATCTTTTGTACGTGAAATGAAATATGGTTTATTTGCTTCATCATATAAACCATCTGTACATTTGATACCTAACATTTCATTGAATGAAACTGGGATTCCATAATGTTGCAGTAACCAAAGAGACATGTCATTAACTAAAGCAAAAGGATTGTTTTCATTATGCTTGAAAATTTTACCTTGATTTTTAATATGCCATTCTGAATCATTTGGAATGTACACTTCACCATCTTTACCAGGAAACCCTAGTTTACCTAAGTCATGATGTAATGCAACAAATACCAATTCTTCTTCAGTATAACCTGACATATCTGCACCATTGTCTTTCCATAACTGATATACTTGCTTAGCATAATGCGTAACTCGTAGTACATGGTCGATATATCCGCCTATGAAGGCATTGTGATAATGATCTACTGATGAAGCAGGTGATGTATTAACTCGATCTCCTAAATCATCATACATTGCTAAAATCTTTTTAGCACGTTCTTCTGGAAAATGTGATTCGATTACTTCAACGAATTCTTCCCAATTTTTTGCAATTTGTTCTGCTGTTAAACTCATATATTAAATTATTACGTCAATAACACCATATTCTAATAATTGTTCGGCTGTAAGAAATAAATCAGATTTCATTTGTTCTTTCCACCAACTTGCATCTTTTTTAGTTCGTTCTGCCAATATATTATGTACGGTTGATTCTAAATGTTTTACATATTCTAAATACGATGCTAAGTCACTCATCTTACCATCTAAATAACTCGATGATTGATGAAACATGACAACCGATCGTTTACTCATCATACGAGTACCTGTCCCTAAAGCTAATATAACAGCCGCGGCTGACATTGCCTGACCTCGACATATAGTATTAACTTTTACAGATAATGATTCAAAATAATCAATGATTCCGAACATTTCGAAAAAGTTGCCACCTGGTGAATTAATAACAATGTTAACTGGTTCATCAGCTTTTTCTTCTGGTCGATTTTTTAGTATAGCTCTTATACGAATCATTAAATCAGTTAATGTAGTTTCATCGATTTCAGTTGTTAAATAAATAACTGAATCATCAAAATCCATTAACGTTGCCATCTGTTCTGATACAGTCTCGTACAACGATGGTTCTTCTTTTTCATAACTTTGTGCCTTTGGATTGGCTGGCTTTTCATCATATAAACTCATATGCTAATTATATAAAATTTTTTACTAAAGTCCAAATATTAATTGAACTTTTTTATCTGCCTTTCAATTTTCTTTAATTGGCTTCTGTTTGAATTGATATCTTTCTTAAGTTTTGAATTGGATAACTGACCTCTAACAAAAATTAATTGTTGTAACAACTGATCTTTCAACTCTTCTTTTTCACGTTTTGATAGTTTTGGTTTTTGTGGTTTTGAACTGAAATCAGTTACTGGTAAAGTACCTTTCAATTCAGGTTGTTCAGTTCCTTTGAAATATACGGTACCATCGGTATGTACAAATTCTTTCATGAATTGCCAACCTCGAGGATAACCTTTAGTTTTGTATCCAGCATTTACTTCGGGCGGTTCGGTCAACGCCATTGTACATTTGTAACATAATATAGCATCAGCATTTTTACCTACGCGGCACCAATTATCACATACATGACCTTTGTAATATTTGTCCAATGGATTACTAGCTCGGCAAATCATATATCGTTCGCCTTTAACTGTTCTTGTTTTAAACGTCATAACTTAAAATTAAAATTACCAATAAACTGGTTTACCAGATCTTTTCTTTTTTTTTGGTTTTGGTTTTTCATCATATACATCTTCAGGTAGTACTGGAGCGTCTATAATTTTTACAGGGGTATTTTCATCGATGATAGTGTCCCAAATATTTGGTTGATCAGTTACAGTTTCTGATACAATTATCGCCGGCGTAGGCTCAGGCTCATTACTTGGTTCAGATGGCGGAGTTTCATCGTCTGGTTTTTTTGTAATACGATTGAGTACAATGATTAATGATATTGCCATCGGATCAAATATAAGAATGAGCAAGATAGTAAACCAATTGACTACTTTGTTCATAGGCGCACCTGTCAATTCAGACACATACAGCAATGGACCAACCTCACCAGCCACATCGGAATTAGCATTTTTTTCTAGTATAGTTTTATCCAATGAACCAATACTGTCATTCAACGATGTAATGTTTGCATTTAATGAATCTATATCAATGTTCAATGCATTGATCTGTTTATCTGCATCCGCGATTAGCTTTTCAGTACGTTTAGCAGCCGCGGTTGATTTAGAATCATATAAAGTTTGCAACCGCGATTCTTGTTGAGATCGCACTGTCGATAAAGTTGTTACTCGATTATTTTTGCTGTCAATTTGAGATTGTATACGTTTTATATTATCTTCAAACGATTTCTTCTTATTTTCAATTACGCCAACTTCGCCATCTAATAATTCAACCTTTGTCGACGTCTGTTGATATGCGCTGGTAAGGAATCCATATATACCTGCACTGGTAATTATCATTGAAAGTACAATAGCCAAAGTTAAATAGATTTTAATTGGCCAACTCAATACTTTATGATATTGATGCAGCACGGATGTAGCAATTATTTTAGATGCTTCGATGGCAACACCCATAATGATCACCGCGGTAGCAGCGCCAGCATAGAATTTTGACAAACCAAATATCGAATAATACGCTGACGAACTAGCCAATGCTAGAGCAGCAATGGCAATTAAAAATGGCAATACACGTTTCATGATTAGCTGAGATTGACTCTATCGTTTACGAATTGTACTTTACGTCGAATTTCTGTTAAGCGACGAACTGCCTCATTTGTATCAACAGCTTGTTTTTTAGCTAGCTCGATTAATATTGTAATCATATTATCTGCTTCATCTAACGTTCTTAATACATTGTCTTTGTCTTTCATAGTAAAACCTTTTCTTTTTGATTGTTATATACATAAATATCGCGATAACGCAAAACCGCTAACTCTTTGGCTTTGGCTTCAACGACGATATCTAATGTCTTGCCGTATGTATTGATCTCATCTTGAATATAATCGGAATGAGCTTGTGGTCGCGTTTTAGCAATTTCACGTTGTATAGCTGACAATGTCGGCCATCGATCTAATTCGTCATATGAAATGTTATTACGTTGCATTACTTCTTCTAACATGAATCGCTGTTCTACTATACGACCTTCGGAATAATG